TTAAAAAACATGGCACGCTAAGAGAAGCATCAGAAGTTAGCGGCATACCTACTGCAACACTCCATCGTTGGCATCAAAGAGCAAAGTCTGATTTTGCTGAAAGCAGATACAACATTCCAGAGATGCCGGAAGATGACATCCCTGTTGATGAAATCGTTGAGCATCTGCATACACGGTTTAAAAAACGCAAGACGCATCGTGAAGCAAAGAAATGGATACCGATTGAGATGAAGTCGGATGAACCCATTGGCTTGCTATGGATGGGTGATCCACACATCGATGACAACTATTGTGACTGGGATAATCTGCGTGAGCATCTGCGTATAGTGAACGAGTATGAGGGTGTGTATGGCTGCAACCTAGGTGACTACCAGAATAACTGGGTTGGCCGTCTGGGGCGCATATACGGCGAACAAGACACCTCTCACAAGACAGCATGGAAGCTGGTCGAGTGGCTAATCAATGAGATGAACCCTCTTATTCTCATTGGCGGCAATCATGACATGTGGTCTGGAGCCGGAGATCCCCTTAAATGGATGCAACGCCCGCACTCTGTTCTCGAGGACTGGGAGGCTAGGGTCGAACTTAAATTCCCTAACGGCAGAGACTGCCGCATCCATGCAGCGCACGATATGCCTGGTCACAGTCAGTGGAATAGCCTTCATGCTCAGAACAAAATGGCGCGGTTCAAAAGTAACGCTTCGCTCTATATAAGCGGCCACCGGCACAACTGGGCTTTGGGTCAGATCGAACTCGTAGAGCAGGAAACCACAGCGTGGCTTGCCAGAGCAAGAGGCTACAAATTCCATGACACTTATGCGTTTACCAAAGGTTTTGAGCAGCAGCGTTTTGGGCAGGCAATCATGCAGGTCATTGATCCGCATAACACTAACCCTGTTTCATGGGTGCAGTGCTTTGCTGATCCCCTTGAGGGGGCAGAGTATCTGCAGTACCGGCGACAGCTTCGCAAGTAACAGCAGCATAGCCAGCGATATCCACGAATGAATCATCGTGGTCGCTGTGTTTTAGTCTGGCGATCTTTAGCAACGTCATCATCATGCCAACATCTTTGGCTGTGAACGGCACTTCTTTATAGGCAGACCACAGGGCTGCGATATTGTTAAAGTTATCAAGCGGTGTGCCGTAGTCTTCGCCACGGTCTCTGGTTATGTCAAGCGCATCGGCTAACAGTTCTGCTCTATCCATTGGAAATCCTTTTATGATTTTCCGTGTTCGCGGAGGGTTGAGCCACCTGTTGCAATTTCTGTAACTCTGGGATGATAGTAACCGACATCATCATCATGCTCGATGTCATCAGCAAACGCATCTGCTGGTAGGTTTTGTTTGGCTACAGCTTCCTTGACCATGCGCACGCGCCGTTCTCTTGCCACCTTGGCATCATATTCATCAGCCTGCCGCCACTCATAATGTACTAATTCCCTGCCTTCATAGAGCCATTCCCGCTGTCTGCTTCTTCTCATTTGCCTACCTTTCACTGTGTCAGGATTGTGTCAAAATGCTTTTATGCATTACGTTAAAGAGTGATAAAAAGCGTAAAACCTGCATAAATGCAGATGCACAGCCAAACCAAATAGCTGCGTAACATACTGATAAATAAAGAAATGATGGTGCTGCCAGCGTGATTCGAACACGCGACCTCACCCTTACCAAGGGGCAGTACACTGTTTATAACTACTGGATTTCGTTGACGTTTTTTCATTCTAACCTCATCAGTGTGTCACGAATGTGTTCATCTGAAACAGAAGCGTATCGAAGCACCATCCGTTCAGATGCCCAACCCCCCAGTTTCATTAGACTTGGGATCGATGCGCCCTTCATTACAAGCTGGCTTGCCCAATGGTGTCGCCAATCATGGATGGTAAAGTCTGATATGCCTGCTTTTTTGCAGGCTCTGATATGCAATCCTTTAACGCTGTCGCCATGTGAGTATGGCTCTCCGTTCTTGTTAGTGAATATGTACTCATGGTTATGTCGGCTGGATAGCATAGCCTGTTTGGTGCGTGAGTGTATTGGTACAATTCTGCGCTTACCTGATTTAGATTTATCTATGATGATAGTGTCCATGTCGAAGTTGACATGCTGCCATTTAAGATAGAGTGCTTCTGATTTGCGGAAGCCTTGGTAACAAAGTGTAATAAAGAATGGTTTAATAAACTCTGGATATGCATCTAATAGTTTTTCTTGCTGTTCTTTGTTAAGGAAACGGATGCGATCATTTGCATCTTGCAGCTTTGGTATCGAGATTGGCGCAGATACATGGTTTGCTATGGCGACCAGCGTTGCTCTGACGCGATTGATATGCGATGGTTTACAATCACCAAGACTGGTGCGAACAAATTTATTCCATGCATCTGCATTGATCTCCGATATCGGGGTTGATTTAAAATGGCCGACCAGTGTTTTAATATTGTACCAGTCGGTCATGCTTTTGTTGTTGAACCATAGACCTGCGGCTTCTGACAATGGCATCAAAGTAACCTTGCCTTGCATGTCATTAAGGATACGCTGCTCTATTAATCGGCAGACATCGTCGGCTTTGCTCTTTCGGGTTTGTCCGGTAGATTGCCTGACCCTGATAGATTGCCCTGCAAACGATACGCTCCCACTAATGTGGTAGTATTTCCCACGTTTGTATGTGCGTAACATTGAGTTAAACTATCCTTTAGGTTCTGGAATTGCTCTTTATCCATCGAGCATGAATGGCCTATACGCATATACTCAAGGTTGTTGTCTTTGATATGCTTCTTGAGCGTACGCGTATTGATGCCAAACATTTCACTGATTGAATCAAAATGGTATATCATCTGCAACAATTGTTTGTTGTGGGCGAGGTGTTTGGACAGGCGCAGCCTGACCATTTGATGACATTTTAGCTTCGCGTTTGAGTGATAGAAACTTAACTCCTTTGTCAGACTCAGCACGCCATGCAGCTAGGCGCATGTCACCATCCATCGGGCCAGAGTAGGCTGGCTGCTTGTTATCGTCTGTCGCATCTTCATTAAGATACAGCACACCGACACGTTGATAGACAACGAACACATCACGGCCTTGCTTGTCAGTGTCAGTGACAAGGGCTAGACCTTTCTTGCCGTCACCATCCATGTCAATGCTGCCGGTCAGCAACAGGCGTTGCTGCTCCATTGGGGGGAACACAGCCCCCCTGTTGGTGTTATCGTATTCCAATTAGAATTCTCCTACGGCTACGTTATTGTTAGGCGTTATGGTTTGCACCTGACGCTTTGGTGCGACTGAAGCAGCATTGCCATCGTCATCTTCTGACGGCAGACCAAACGCAGCTTGCAAGCCATAGCGTTTGGCGTAAGTAATGCCACTGCCCATCTTCTGCGGATCGGTTGGATCTTTAGATCTGATGGGTGTTCTGGACTCACGGCTCTCGCCGGATGGTGCATGCATCAGCACAGTGCGGATGAATGTCATGCCGGTTTCGCCATGGAATTCGAAGTCAACTTCTTGCGTGAAACACAGCCCAAACTTGGTGGCCTGTGTTGCAGCTTCTATGACAGCTTCGAGCGTGGCATAGTTGCTTTTGAAGTGTGGGTTCTTGCCATCTTTCTTGGCAACAACGGACATTTTTTGGAACTCAAGCAGTGCTTCTGCTAGGTTCTTTGGCTGCTTGTCAGTCATCTGTACCTCCTGTGACTGTGATGCGGCATGCGCCGCGCTTGTCACGCTTGATGGCAAGGATGTCGCAATAGACCTCTCGCTCATCATCAGCGATCATGGAACGTAATTCTTTCTTAATCACATCATGCTTCTTGGCCTCCGGCATGGACATGCAGTAGTCGTAAGCTAGTGATGTGAACTGATTATCTTGTCTGGCATCTCTGATCTTGAGGCCATCGATTTTGACGGCAGACCAGTCAACACGCACAGCGTCAGGATTGTCTGGCTCTGTGTCATCGACAATGTGCTGCCAGAAGGCAGCGCATAGATCTACGATCTCGCTTAGATAAGCAGAGGATCTTTCGATCTGTGCATGATCATAATCATTGCCGAATATGACAGACAGATGCGCCCTGTTCATGTTGGACAGGTGCATATATAGCTGGATTTGTGGCATGTATGACTCGATCATGTCAGCCATGCGGCGGTTGCTGCTTGTGTGTTTGCATTCGAGCAAGGCTTCTTTGCCTTCCTCGTTTGTGACAAGCGCATCAACAGTGCCTTTGAACGGCACGCCGCGCAGGGTTTGCGTAAACTCTGCTTGCTGCACAATCACTGCATGCCCTGTGTCACGGCAGAACCAGTCGATGTTGAACTGTTCTGTCTGTGAGCCTAGCTGCACCTTGAAGATGTGGCTTAGATCATCGGGCTGCTTGCGACCTGTCTTGACCAGCCATAGGTCATGCCAGTCGCCGCGCATGATCGAGTACAGATCTGACCCGCCAATAAATCCCTGTCTATTCATAATACCTCCTGTATTTATACTGCATTATTGCACACCTACCTGCCATTAACAATGCATTTATGCAGTTTATCGCACAATAACTTACGAACTCTGTAGATAGGTGACATATGTTTGTAGAACTCTGCAAAGCTAGGCCAGAACGTGGCAGTCTTAGCCACTTCTTTGAATGCATAGATAACAATGTCGGCTGGATAT